CGTTTAGGGACTTAACATTTACAGGCAGAATTTCTCCAGGCATCACACCCGTAACCTTCAGCGCCGATCAAACAATCAACGGAACACTGACACTAGGCGCTGGTACTTCTGCTGCTTACAGGACATTCCTACGTTCGGACACGATTGGTACACCTCGTACTCTAACCTGTGCTGCAATTAGTTCTGTAACTGACGTTGACTTTAAAGATATTAACTTTGCTGGCGCTATATCGCTACCTGTAACTGGCACTCGATTAGGCGACTGTAAAGGCAATAGCGGTATTTCTTTTGATGCGGCTAAGACTGTTTATTATGCGCGCACAGGCGCAGGCAGTTGGGGGACAACTGGAACAGGTTCTTGGTCTGCTACATCAGGCGGGGCGTTAGATGCAACAATGTTTCCGTTGGCGCAAGACACTGCTGTGTTCCCTGCCGCAACGTATCCATCATCAGGTTCAACCTCTACAGTTGCCTCAAGTTACAACATTGGCACAATAGATATGTCGTTGAGAACGTCAAATACTATGACGTTAGCAACAGGCTCAACTACACCACAAATCTACGGTAACTGGATTAACGGTACTGGTACTACGTTGTCTGGTAGTGGAGTAATGACGTTTGCAGGTTGTGGTAGTCAGACTATTACAAGTGCGGGGCGTACTTTTACTCAGGGTTTTAATATTAACACACCTAGCAATTCTGTTACGTTACAAGATGCTTTTACTACCGCTGCAACATCTACTACAACGCTGACTCAAGGCACGTTAGACCTTCAATCGTACACATTCAGTACAGGTTTATTTAATTCTGCTTTTTCGTCAACAAGAACCATTGCTTTTGGTACAGGTAATATTACTTGTACTGGTACAGGAACGGTGTGGAATACAGCAACAGCCACAAACTTAACCACGACAGGCACTCAAGTCGTTAACGTCACAAGTACAGGCTCCACTGCCATTACTGTTGCATCAGGCTTTTTATCAGAAGCAAACTCCATCAGTTATAACTTTACTGGTGGAACGTATGCGTTGACTTTTTTAGAAACTGTAAGTCATACAGTAAGAAATGTTGACTTCACTGGATATGCGGGAACTTGGGGTGTAACAAACACAACAACTATTTACGGAAATTTAAAAATTTCTACAGGTATAACGCTTACTACTTCTGCAAATATTTTAAGTTTTAGAGGTACTAGCGGAACTCAGCAGATCACCACAAACGCAAAAACAATAGATTTTCCTTTGACGTTTAACGGCGTTGGTGGAACATTTCGGCTTGAAGATGCTTTGACAATGGGTTCTACAAGAGCCGCTACGTTGACTAACGGTACTTTAGACTTAAATGGTAAGACTCTAACTGTCGGTACTCGCTTTACAACCGCAACAGGCACAAAGAATTTAACTTTTAACGGAGGCACTTTAGTTTGTCCTGACGCAAACCCAACGTCATTTAACAACGCTGTGCCCACAGGATTTACAACCACAGCAGGAACTGGCACAGGCACGATCTCCATGACTGCCGCAACTGCCAAGACCTTTGTTGGCGGCGGCTCCACATATAACTGCACGTTGAACCAAGGTGGTGCTGGCGCATTAACAATAACTGGCTCAAATACATTTGGCAACATTACAAACACAGTTCAGCCAGCAACTGTCTTATTTACCGCAGGAACTACAAGCACATTTTCCAACTTCAGTTTGTCGGGTACGGCGGGTAACTTAATCACCATTGGTTCTGTGACTGCCGCAAGCCATACGCTTTCAAAAACTCTTGGAGTTGTTGCGGTTTCTTATTGTTCAATTAGCAGATCAACCGCTACTGGCGGGGCGACATGGAACGCTTTAAATTCAACAAACGGCGGTAATAACTCTGGTTGGAACTTTCTAGGTAGCGGTTACATAGTTGTTGCCAATAATGGAACTTACTCAGTAACTGGACAAGCCACAACAATTCTAAGAAGCAAGCGGGTATCTGGAGATTACGGGGCTTACACCCTGACAGGGCAAATAGCCGAGCTTTTGCGGAGTAAAGCACTGTCTGGTGACTACGGTTCGTATGCCGTGACAGGACAAGATGCCACACTTAGACGAAGCAAAGTGCTGTCTGGTGACTACGGCGCGTATGTTGTAGTAGGTCAAGATGCCACATTTCAAAAAAGCAAAGTGTTGCTTGGAGACTATGGGGCTTATGCGGTAGCAGGTCAAGATGCTTTGCTTTTGCGGAGTAAAGTTTTGTCTGGCGACTATGGCGCTTATGCTGTAACGGGACAGAATGCCACACTTCAGCGAAGCAAGGTGTTGCTTAGTGACTATGGTTCCTACTCAGTCACAGGTCAAAATGCCGCAATTCAGCGAAGTAGGGCATTGTCAGGCGACTATGGTTCCTACTCAGTAACTGGACAGACTGCATCACTCTTACGAAGCAAAGTCTTGCTTAGTGATTATGGTTCTTATGCAGTCACAGGCCAAAACGCATCACTTTTACGAAGCAAAGTGTTATCTGGTGGCTCTGGCGCATACGCCTTAACTGGGCAGACCGCATCACTCTTACGAAGTAAGGCATTGTCTGGTGACTTTGGTTCTTACGCTGTAGCGGGGCAGACTGCATCACTTTTGCGAACTAGGGTGTTGCTTGGCAATTTTGGGGCGTATACTATAACGGGCGTAAATGCGTCAATTCAAAAAGGCAAAGTATTGCTTGGTGAATTTGGCTCGTATACTACGGTTGGCGTGGATGCGTCAATACAGCGAACTAGACTGTTTGACGCAAATACGGGACAATACGCCCTAAGTGGGCAAGATGCAATTATCACTATAGGCGGTACGCCTGTTGTTGTTGATGAGCAATTGTTGATTAAACTTCGGTCATTTACCGAAAGAAGGAGATTTTAATGGCTATTAACCTAAAAGCAATTACCTCTACGTTGGGGTATCAGCAAATCACCAGTTTGAGTTCTTCAACTGCGCTGACTGTTCCAAAAAGAGATTTAAGTGGTTTGGCTGGCACTCCCCGTATTGCAATCATCACGCCTGAAACACAAGCTGTGCGTTGGCGTGATGATGGCGTGGCTCCTACTGCTTCTGTTGGTATGCCATTGGCTGCTGGTGTTACTTTGCAGTATGACGGTGATCTTTCGCAAATTCGATTCATTGAGCAAAGTGCAAGCGCAAAGCTCAACGTTACATACTATTCGTAAGGATTTATCATGGAATTTTATGGTGACGGTGGTTCAGTTAACCACACAAATCTAATTCAATACATTCAGAATCAGTTGCCTGGTGAGTTGACCCAACTGGTCAATCTGCAAGCCGAGTTAGCGCAACGCCAAGGCGCATTGTCTGCTGTGGCTGATGCCAACGCTGACCGCATTGCCGCCGCCGAACAGCTTAAGGCCGCGCAAGATCAAGCTGCCGCGCTTTTGGCTGAAACCACCGCACAAAACGATGTATCTAAGGTCAAAGCCGCAGAACTGAAAACCCGTGAAAAAACATTGGACGCGCAGACTACCGCATTTAATGTTTCTTGCAAAGAACGCGAAGCTGAACTAGCCACACGCGAAAAAGCTGCTGACGCGCGAGCCGCCCATCAAGAACAAACCCAAGCTAACTTGACTGCATTGGCAGATAAGCTGGCAGCAGATCAATCTGCGCTTGATGCCCGTGTTAAAACTTTCCAAGACAAAGTAGCCGCATTAAGTGCATAATGCACACAAACTGTACTGGTGCAGCACACCAGGGAATCGTAGGATTCAAAAATGACTGAAGAAGTCCAAAACCTAGCGGAAGTTGACTCCGCGCCATCTCCTGAAGTGACGGCCACTCCTGAGAATGTAGAACAAAAGTCGGTAGTTGCTGATGAAAGCACCGATCAGTCTGTTGAGGAAAAGAAATACTCGCAAGCTGAAATTGATGCAATGATTGGCAAACGCCTCGCAAGAGAGCAACGTAAGTGGGAACGTGAACAAGCGCAACGAGGTGCTGAAAGGCAAGTCGTGCCAAGTGAGATTCCAACGCCAGACCAGTTTCAATCGCCTAATGACTATGCGGAATTCATCCGTTTAGAGGCAGATAAGCTAGTCCAGCAACGGGAAGTCGCAAAGCAACAGTCGCAAGTTCTAGAAAGCTATCAAGAGCGTGAAGAAATGGCGCGGGATAAATATGATGATTTTGAACAAGTCGCATATAACCCTAACCTACCAATTACAAACGTGATGGCAGAAACAATCCAATCTTCGGATATTGGCCCTGAGTTAGCTTACTTTCTCGGAACAAACCCAAAAGATGCGGAACGTATTTCTCGTTTAACGCCTTTCATGCAAGCAAAAGAAATTGGCAAGATTGAGGCTAAATTAGCTGATAACCCGCCAGTTAAAAAAACGACTTCTGCGCCAGCACCGATTTCGCCTGTTACAGCAAGAACTACTGGTTCACCAGCCTTAGACACTACGGACCCGCGCTCTATCAAGAGCATGACAACTTCGCAGTGGATTGAAGCTGAACGCTTACGACAGACAAAGAAGTGGGAAGCGCAGCGCAACCGCTAATTTTTTTTTAAAGGACCAAAATGTCTAATAGCATCTTAACCATTGACATGATCACCCGTAAGGCTCTCGAAATTCTTGAGAACAATCTGGTGATCACCCGTAACGTGAACCGCCAGTACGATGACAGCTTTGCTGTTGAAGGCGCAAAAATCGGTTCTACATTGCGTATCCGTTTGCCTGACCGCGCTCTTGTAACTGACGGTGCAGCCTTGCAAGTGCAAGACGACAACGAACAGTTCACAACCTTGAGCGTTGCTTCTCAAAAGCACATCGGCGTGAACTTCACATCTGCTGAATTGACCATGCAATTGGACGACTTTGCAGAGCGTGTGTTGAAGCCTCGTATCAGCCAATTGGCATCTAGCATTGATGCTGACGTTGCTAACTGCTTTAAGAGCATTGGTAACACCGTTGGTACACCTGGCACTACACCAGCCACTTCTTTGGTTCTGTTGCAAGCTCAACAGAAACTGAACGAAAACGCTGCCGTGATGTCACCTCGTTACGCAACTGTGAACCCTGCTGCTAACGCTGGCTTGGTTGAAGGCATGAAAGGTCTGTTTAACCCAACAGACACTATCAGCAAGCAATTCAAGAACGGCATGATGGGTGTTGGCGTGTTGGGCTTTGAAGAAGTCAATATGTCTCAGTCTATCAAGCAGTTTACAACTGGCTCACGTACAGCTACTGGCGGTACAACTTCTGCTGCTGTGACTACTGAAGGCGCAACTACTATCGCTATCACAGGCGCTGGTAACGCTGGCACGATCAAGATTGGTGACGTTTTCACTATCGCTGATTGCTTTGCTGTGAACCCACAAACCCGTGAATCCACTGGTTCGTTGTTCCAGTTCGTTGCAACTGCTGATGTGACTCTGAACGCTTCTGGCGCTGGCAACATTACTGTTGCTCCTATCTTCTCTGCTGGCAATGCCTTGGCTACTGTGGACGTTCTGCCTGCAACTAGCAAAGCTGTTGTGTTCGTTGGTACAGCATCAACTCAGTACCCACAAAACTTGGTGTACCACAAAGATGCGATCACCTTCGCTACTGCCGACTTGTTGTTGCCACAAGGCGTGGACATGGCTTCTCGCGCTGTTCACAACGGTATCAGCTTGCGTGTTGTGCGTCAGTACGACATCAACAATGATCGTTTGCCTTGCCGTATTGACGTTCTCTACGGTTTCAGCACTATCCGCCCACAAATGGCTTGCCGCCTTTGGGGTTAATTGAAATGGGGCTTCGGCCCCGTTCTTTGTTTCATCTTTTTTAAGGAAATTATCATGGCACTCCCAAACGGCGCAGGTGGCTATCAAGTCGGCGCAGGCAATCGTCAAGAAACTCTCTTGAGCGCAATGGCTATTCCCCAAACAGCTACTGCTACAGCAACCCTGACAGCAGCACAAATCACTAATCAGATGTTGGTGGCTAACCCTTCTACTTCTGCTGCAACTTACACATTGCCACTAGGCACTGCAATTGACGAAGCTGTCCCTAACGCTACTGTTGGTAGCACTTTTGACTTGTCAATCGTGAACATCGGCACTAGCTCTGGCGCAGTAACTTTGGCTGTTAATACTGGTGTAACTGACGGCGGCAACGCCTTGGTTGCTATCGCTATTACAACTAGCCAGTTGTTCCGCTTCCGTAAGACTGGTGACGGTACTTACGTTGTGTATCGCCTCGGCTAAAACCTAAATGGGAGCTTCGGCTCCCGTTTTTTAAGGACACATCATGCCTAATACAAAACCTGTCGGCGTTGCGTTTAGCGACCCTGAACTGACCTCTGGCACAACAATTACTGGCGCAATCATTGATTCAACATCAAAGGTTTTGTCCAACATTGCCAATGGTCTTACCGCATCTCAACAAGGTGCGACTATTGCCACTACTAGCAACAGCGATGTTTTCGTCATTGCTCCTGCGGCGGGGGTGTTGACTTCTGCTGTATTTTCGGGCGTGGACGCGCTGGCTGCAAGCGATACCAACTACATTACGTTTTCCGTTACCAATCTTGGGACTACGGGTTCTGGCACAGCCGTTATGCTGGCGGCTACCGATGCCAATACAACCAAGACTACTGGTGGAACTGCGCTAACGGCTAACGCCGCACGCACGCTATCTATCAACGGTACTGCTGCCAATTTGGTGGTGGCTGCTGGAGATCGTTTGCGTATTCGTGCAGCCGCAACTGGAACACTTGCCAACACGGTGACGTTTCCTGTCTACCGTCTTAACTTTAGCGTTGCGTAAACTAAACGGGGCTACGGCCCTGTTTTAAAGGATTATCATGGGTGTTATTTACATGAAGCACGAAGTTCATGGGGCTAAAGTTGCCACTATGGAACTTGAAGCCATTGCTGATGAAGAAAATGGTTGGGTGCGCTATACTCTTGACACACCTAGTGAAGAGGTGGCTCCCATCAACGTGCTGGAAGTAAAACGCCGTAAAAAATCTGCTGAAGTAATAGCGTAAGGAGATTCGCATGGCTACATACACGGCTGGCGATCAAATCAATAGAGCGTTGCGCTTGTTGGGTGTTCTTGCCGAGGGAGAGACTCCATCTTCTTCTATGTCGCAAGATGCGCTCATGTCTTTGAATCAGATGATTGATTCGTGGAATACAGAACGCCTTTCCGTATTTTGTACCCAAGATCAAACTTTTACTTGGCCTGCTGGCGAATACATCCGCACACTTGGCCCGTCAGGTAACTTTGTGGGCTTGCGGCCTGTTCTTTTGGATGAGGCGACTTACTACCGCGATCCAGGCACTAACGTGTCTTTTGGTATCAAGTTCATTAACCAACAACAATACAACGGCATTGCGGTCAAAACAGTCACTAGCACTTACCCGCAAGTAATCTTTGTAAACATGGGTTATCCAGACATAACAATGTCTATTTATCCCCGACCTACACGGGACTTGGAATGGCATTTTATTAGTGTCCAAGAGTTAAGCCAGCCAGCTACGTTGGTGACTGAGATTCTGTTCCCGCCAGGCTATTTGAGAGCGTTCACATACAACTTGGCAATGGAAATTGCACCTGAGTACGGCATTGAGCCATCTCCTCAAGTTCAGCGTATTGCAATGACATCTAAGCGCAATCTGAAGCGCATCAACAACCCTGATGATGTGATGGCGTTGCCTTACGCAATTGTGGCTACACGCCAACGCTTTAACATTTACGCTGGTAACTACTAATGGATTCCCCGATCCTTGGTTCTTGCTATGTGGCTCGTAGTATTAACGCTGCGAATAACCGCATGGTTAACTTGTTTCCAGAGATCGTGCCAGAGGCGGGGAAAGAGCCAGCGTTTTTATCCCGTTGCCCTGGGCTAAAGCGCAAATCATCAATTGGCAATGGTCCAATCCGTGGCTTGTGGAAAGTCAACGACATCATGTATGCGGTATCTGGAAATACGTTTTACAAGGTTGAAACGTATGGTCGGACTCGTTTAAAGGGTACGGCTATTGGCACAGTCACAGGCACTGGTCCTGTTTCTATGTCTGACAATGGCACTCAGATTTTTATTGCTTGCAATCCAGACGGGTTTATCTACAACACAAGCACCGAAGTCTTTGCTGAGATCACCGACCCTGACTTTGCTGGCGCCGTAACGGTTGGCTACATTGATGGTTATTTTGTATTTAACGAACCCAACAGTTCCCGTTTTTGGGTAACTCAGTTGCTTGACGGTACTTCGGTAGACCCGTTGGACTTTGCAAGCGCAGAGGGCGACCCTGATAACTTGGTGTCGTTGATCGTAGACCATCGGGAAATTTGGTTGTTTGGCACTAACTCAACTGAAGTTTGGTATGACGCAGGAACAGCAGATTTTCCTTTGCAAAGAATCCAAGGTGCGTTTAACGAAATTGGTTGTGCCGCGCCTTACTCTGTGGCAAAGGTAGATAACTCGGTTTTCTGGCTTGGCTCTGATGCCCGTGGTCGTGGCATTGTTTACCGTAACAATGGCTACAAAGGCCAGCGCATTTCGACCCATGCCGTTGAATGGCAAATCCAGCAATACACAGATATATCTGATGCGCTGGCATACAGCTACCAGCAAGACGGCCATATTTTCTATGTGTTGATCTTCCCTACGGCTAACACAACATGGGTTTATGACGCATCCACCCAAGCGTGGCATGAACGTGCGGGTTGGGAAAACAGCGAATTTACTCGTCACCGATCTAATTGCCAAGTGGTTTACAACAATGAAATCATTGTGGGTGACTACGAAAACGGCAACTTGTATGCGTTTGACCTAACTGATTACGCTGACAACGGTGACATTCAAAGGTGGCTTCGTTCTTGGAGAGCGTTGCCAACAGGCACTAACGACCTAAAGCGCACATCTCAACACACGTTGCAGATTGATTGCGAGGCGGGTGTTGGCATAGATGTTGGCCAAGGTAGCGACCCACAGATGATGCTGCGCTGGTCTGATGACGGTGGCCATACTTGGTCTAACGAACATTGGATGTCAATGGGCAAGATTGGCGAGTATTACCGCAGAGCATTTGCTAGACGCATGGGCATGACGCTAAAGCTGCGTGATCGTGTATATGAATTGTCAGGCACAGACCCTGTGAAA